GGGGCAAAATCTCAATCGGGATAGACCGCCATCAGCGCCGCAAGATCGGCGCGCCGCATCGGCGTCTCCCGTGCCCTGAGGCCAAGCGCGCCTCGAAGCGCGGCATCGAGCTCGCGCGGCGTCATCGCCCAGAAGACGCAAGGCGCCAGGCCCAAAGTCCCAAGCCCGGCCTCCATCGCCGCCTCCCAGGGAAACGGCTCGGGCGCATCGGGTCCGAGACCTAGTCCGCGGCCGCGCCGTCCTCCAAAGGGTCCCGTTCGTCCCCCTCCGCCCTCGTCGCGAAGGTGGCGGCAAGCAGCCGCGCCACGATATCGACAAAGCCGGCGGCGCCCATCTCGCTTCGCATCGAGGCGACGCATCCGTCGTCGAAATCGTAGCCCGCGCCCCTGAGCCCTGCGCCGATGATCTTGATCGCGTCCTTGGCCGCGATGCGGCCCCGCTCGAAACGCTCGGCGACGGCAAGCATGTCGTCCTCGCCGAAGGCGTGTTCGAGCTCGGCGAGAGCGCCGAGCGTGAGGCAGAGCCGGTAGCCCTTGCCGTCGAGCACGGCCTCGATCTCACCCCGGTGGCGGTTGACCATGTCGGTGCCCTACGCGGCCGCGGTGAAGTCGAGCGCGCCGGCGGATTCGAGCCCGAGATCGAAGGTCACCTCGCCGTCATGCTGGCCGGCATATTCGAGGCTTGTGACCTGGAACGGCCCTTGGACGGTGCCGAGCTCCGGAACGATCACTTGCCAATTCCGAATTGTCGCATTGAAGAAATATTGGCGCACCGTCTCGTCGCTCGCCGCATCCTTGAAGATGCCGCTGCCGGTAATGCGGGCGGTCTTCACCCCCGCCCCCTCAAGCAGCTCGCGCCAGCGCCCCACCGATTCCGTGTCGGTGACATCGACGGTCGCCGCGTTGAAGGCGAGCGTGCGGGCCCGCAAGCCCGCGACCGTGACAAAGGTCCCTGCTCCGTCGGAGTCGAGTTTGAGCAGGAGGTCCTTACCCTTTTGCGCTGTCATCGATGCTCCTCACGCTTTGAGTTGCGCGCAAAACAAAAGGGCGGCGCCAACGCCGCCCGTCTTACTGGTCTTGGCCTGTGCGGTTGCCCTAGCCGAGACGGCTTTCGACGGCCTTTCTTAGCTCCACCCGCTCGCGGGTGGAGACGCCCAGCAATTCCGCCGCCCGCCAAACCAAATTGGACTCGAACTCATGCACGACGCCGTCGGCAAACGCCACTTCCCACAGCATCTCGACGATGCGCTTCCGCCCGTCCTGGTCGAGCTCGCGGCAAAGGACCGATGTGAAGCGGTAAAGATCGACGGCCTCCTGCTCTTGCGCTTGCGCCGCACCCAAGAGCCTGCGGACGTCGGCATCCGAAAGCCCGTATCGCGTCTGCAACAAGGCCTTGAGGGTGCGGCGCTCGTCTTGATCGAAATGCCCGTCGATCGAGGCCGCATGCACCAGCAGCGCCGCCGAAGCGAGCCGTAATTCCTCCTCGCGCAAATCCTTCGCGCTCGTCTGCCCTCCCGAGACCTGCTCGAGCAGCTCCGCAAATGTCGTCCAAAGCGTCATGCCGATCCTCGCCCCCCGCTAGCCGCGAAATGCGCGTCTATAGCGCAAGGTGAGGTCGATGCGCGACCCCGGAAACGAAATGGCCGGGCAAAGCCCGGCCAGGCAAATCGACGTTGTTGACGTTGGCGCTAGGCCGCTTCGGCCTGCGCAGGCTCGGTCACGGCGCGGTAGCGCACGATGCCATGGAAGGTGTCGCCGTCCGGATCGGGACGCACCTCGGAAAACTCGTTGCGCAAATTCACGAGGTGATGGTCGATTAGCGAGAGCGGCCTGTCATGCAGAGCCGACTTGATCTCCTCGATGATGTCCAGGACCTGCTTCTTGCCGCCGGAGCGCGACCAGACATGCAGGGTGAGCAGATGCTCGGCGCCGTCTTCGCTGCCGGTGCTCCAGTCGCGAAGCGTGCTCTCGCCGAGCGTGATGAAAGGATAGCTCGCGGCTTGCGGCGGATCGTCATAGATCCGCGTGCCGCCAAGCAGAGAGCCAAGCGCCGGCGAGCCGGCGAGCGCCTGGTAGATGCCGCGTTGCAGCGACCATCCCGTACTTGCCGTCATCGCGTCTCTCCAAAATCAGGTATTAACCATATGGGGTGCGCCCGGCTGCCCTTCAATGCACCCCTACAAGAAACCAGGATCAGCATTGCCCAAGGCCTTCAAGGCTCCGGTGACTAACTTTCTGAGCGCATGGTTAATGGCCGGTAAATATGCGTGGAGCGCCGGCCCGAGCCAAGGTGAGGCGCGCGTGCGCCTCGTGCCGAATTCGAGGTGGCGCCCGAGAGGGGCTCCCGTGCCGATCGCGTAGCGGAGGCTATCGCCCTGACTCTCGGGGATAATTTCGACAGACTTTGCCAACTCGCTATTGACCCTCCTCTCCTCGAGTGTCGCCCTCGCCGCCGCGGCCAGCGCTTCGGCCTGGCCGCGCAAGACAGGGCCGATGCCCGCCAGTTTGGCTGCCGGAGCGAGCCGCCCACGCAGGGACTCGGCGCCGTCGACCCGCACTACTGCCATCAGAGATCACGCTCCTCGCACAAACATTTGAGCCAGCGATGCCGCTCCTCGACATCGATCACGGCGAGGATGTGGAAGATGCGCGTGGCTTTGCGGAAGCGCATGGCCGGGACCACGCCCGGCCGGTAGCGCAGCACCACCTCGTGGGTGACGGTGCCTGCGAGCCGGTCCGATTCGACCCTTTCGGCGCCGCCGGTCGGGCAAAGATCGGCAAAGAGGGTAGCGACGGCCGCCCAGTCTTCGGTGAAGCCCCCGCCCCCGTCGCTCGTTCGCTCAAGCTGTTCCAGCGTCAATCGCTGGCGAAGCCTGCTAGGGCGGAACGCGCTCATAGAAGCACGCGCCGGTAAGGCAGAAGCAGTCCGGCGACCGTCGCCGGCACCTCTTGCGGCAGCTCGCCGAGCACCACCGGCTCGCGATGCTCGAACCAATGCGCGACGAGGAGCTTCAGCGCCTGCCGGATCGGCTCGGGCACGTCGCTCGCGTCATCGCCATAGCCTGCGGTGAAGGCCACCTCGTAGGCGTTCAGCCGGCGCGGGGGCAACATCTGCGCCGCGCCGGACGACAGCACGAGCCGCGCGGGCTCCGAGAGCGCATCGACGGAATAGCTTCCCGTCTCGACAACCGAGGCAACGTCCTCGGGATCGTAGACCCTGACCGCCGTCACGCTTTGCACGGGAGCGATCGGCAGCGCGATCCAGCCGCTGCGGGGCCACGCGTCGAGATAGAGCGACCAGATCTCCGTGATCAGGGCGCGGGCGAGTGCCTTCTCGACGAAGGCTCTCGCCGCGACGATCAGCGAGGAGAGCAGCGCGTCCTCGTCACTGCCGTCGATGCGCAGATGCGCCTTCGTTTCGGCAAGACTGATCGGCTCGGTGGCGGGACCCGCCGTCATCACCAGCGCCATGCTTCAGCTTCCAATGGTTGTATACCTCCCCCTTGTGGGGAGGTCGGCGCACGCATGTGCGCCGGGTGGGGGTCACTCAAAAAGAAAAAGAAGTGGCGGCCGCGACGCGTCGTGGGAGGGGCGCGCGCACGCGGCCGCCGGGCCTGGCCAGGCCTTTGACTAGGACGTGCCGAACTTCAGGAGCTTGATGGCGTCGAAGTCCTGCACGCCGCCGCCCACGCGCTTGGTCGTGTAGAACAAGACGTAGGGCTTGGCGGAATACGGATCGCGTAAGACGCGGATACCGGCGCGGTCGACCACGAGATAGCCGCGGGCGAAATCCCCGAAGGCGATCGAATAGGAGTTCGAGGCGATATTCGGCATGTCCTCGCTCTCGGCGATCGGATAGTTCATCAGCGTCGGCGAAAGGTCCGCGCGCTCGGCCGGCTGCCAGATATAATTGCCGTCGGCGTCCTTGAACTTGCGGATCGCGGCTTGCGTCGCCCGGTTCATCACCCAGTGCGCGTTGGCCCGGTACTCCGACTTCAGCGCATAGATAAAGTCGATGAGGTCGTCGCTCGGATTC